AGTGAATCACGACTGTGGGGCACCGGCCGAGTAAGTTATCAGAACATTGGCTCAGCCCGTTTGAACATTAGACACAGAAGCAGCATTAACCAAGAACAGGCAGCAGCAAGAACCAGAAACATAGATAGAATTTTTATAGAGTCTCCGGAGGGCGAGAGATTCCGTTATCCTTACAGACATCTTGCTGGTGCTAGAGCAATGGCAAGGCATGTCGCAGAAGGTGGTACACCGTTTGATGATTTTGGCAAGCATGTGATTGGCCTGTCAGAAGAACTGAACAATCTCAAGAAATTCAAAACATACATCAACAGATCTGCTGTTATGGCAGAAGGTCTATCACAGTATATGGATGTTATCGAAAGCAGAGCCAAAGACGTAAAGCGTGAACTAGAAAGTATACAGAAATCAAAAGGTTATGCAAACATCATAGAAAACTATGAAACTGTGGTTCTAGAAGAAGTACCAGACGATGTAAAAACAAACTGGATTGACGAACTTACTATACGTCAGTTTAATGAAGATCTAAAAGACATTTTTCCCTATATCTATAGATTAGTAGGTGAAGCCAAACAGGCAAAAGAGCTAGGACCCGAAGAGCTTGAAGAAGAACTGTCTCTAGGCGACGATGTGCATATCAAATCAAAAAACAAAACTGGTATGTATTATGGCGAGAAAGACGGAGAGGTTATTATAAAAACTCCTGACGGCGTAGAAACTGCTGATCCAGAAGATATCGAACAGATAGATTCTGAATCACAAGAGACAGAAGAACAACAGCTTCCGATAACCGAATTTATTCTTTCGCATTATGACAGAGAGACAGGATCTTGGCCCAGAGGCGAAACTGCTGTTCTTACAGGTGTAGAAAAAGACTACGGTGACTCTTTTATAGAACCTGCGAAACAGTTTATAGAACGAGTAAATCAAACATTCGAACAGTACAACAGTGTAGAAGAAGGCTGCGGCTGTGACAACGACGAAGAAGAACCAGACACAGACGAAGACTTTGAAAGATTGAGAAATTTGGCAGGTCTTTGAAATCTTTGAAATAAATAGTTGACATGTTTAGCACATCATGTATAATAAAAAAATGTGCTACATAATTAGGCACTAAGCACATAGGCATACAATTAGGAGGCAATACTATGGCATCTCTCGCAGATATCCGCGCTCGTCTAAAAGAGCAGGAAAATCGTTCATCAGGCAAACAGTCCGGTCCGGGCGACAACGCAATCTACCCATTTTGGAACATGAAGGAAGACGACTCAGCAATGCTGCGTTTCCTTCCAGACGGCAATGAAGCCAATGATTTCTTTTGGGCAGAGCGACTAATGATCAAACTGCCTTTCGCTGGCATCAAGGGCGAAACAGATTCTCGTCCGGTACAGGTACAGGTTCCCTGCATGGAAATGTACGGTGAATCTTGTCCTATCCTACAGGAAGTTCGTGGCTGGTTCAAGGATCCCGCACTTGAGGACATGGGTCGTAAATATTGGAAGAAGCGTTCTTATATCTTCCAAGGCTTTGTTCGACAGGATCCACTCAAGGAAGATTCTACTCCTGAGAATCCGATTCGACGCTTTATCATTGGTCCGCAGATCTTCCAGATCATCAAGGGTTCGCTACTTGATCCAGACATGGAAGAACTGCCAACTGACTACACAGCAGGTCTCGACTTCCGTCTAAACAAGACTACTAAAGGTGGTTATGCAGACTATTCTACATCAACCTGGGCACGTCGTGAGCGTGCGTTGAGTGATGAGGAAATGGCAGCAATCAACGAACATGGTTTGTTTGATCTGTCAGGCTTCTTGCCCAAGCGCCCTGGTGAGGTAGAGCAGAAGGTGATGACTGAAATGTTTGAGGCTTCTGTAGACGGTGAAGCATATGATGCAGACCGGTGGAGTCAGTATTTCCGACCAGCAGGTGTTCAGGCTCGCACAGGTGATCCTACTAAGGCAGCCAGCGTGGGTGCTACAGCAACTAGTCAAAGTGCTCCGCAGGCAAAGGAGAGTTTTGAGGCAGACGTTGCCAAGGCAGAGACTGACACTGCTGCGCCTGCAGCAGAACCCACACCTGAACCAAAGACTGAAGAAACTGAAACTGCAAGCGAAGGCGGTAATGCACAAGACATTCTCGCAATGATTCGCGCTCGTCAGAATCAGGAATAAATCTATAAGAGGGGAGTGCATCGCTCCCCTCATTCAAAGGCAAACTAAGGAGACTCCTAATGACCAAGGCATTTGACCCAACAAAATTTCGCAATCAATTAACAAAATCAATCTCAGGCATGAGCGCAGGATTTAACGATCCTACAGACTGGGTAGGCACAGGCAACTACGCTCTAAACTATCTTATTTCAGGTGACTTTAATAAAGGCATTCCGCTGGGCAAGGTATCAGTATTCGCAGGGGAATCAGGATCAGGCAAATCCTACATCTGCTCTGGCAATATTGTAAAAGAAGCACAGAAGCAGGGCATCTATGTAGTACTGATCGATTCAGAAAACGCTCTAGACGAGCAGTGGCTACAGGCTCTTGATGTAGATACGTCAGAAGATAAGCTACTCAAGCTAAACATGTCAATGATTGACGATGTAGCAAAGACTGTGCATACATTCATGGATGACTACAAGAGTCTCAATGAAGACGAACGTCCTCGTGTGCTGTTTGTGATTGATAGTTTAGGTATGCTGCTTACTCCCACTGACGTAGATCAGTTTGGCAAGGGTGACTTGAAAGGTGACATGGGTCGCAAGCCCAAGGCACTTACAGCACTGGTGCGAAACTGTGTGAACATGTTCGGCGCACACAATGTAGGCATGGTTGCCACCAATCACACATACGCTTCGCAGGATATGTTCGACCCAGATGACAAGATTTCAGGCGGACAGGGCTTTGTTTATGCTTCTTCAATTGTGGTAGCAATGAAGAAACTAAAATTGAAGGAAGACGAAGACGGCAATAAAATTTCTGATGTAAAAGGTATTCGAGCAGCCTGTAAGATCATGAAGACACGCTATTCCAAGCCGTTTGAAGCAGTACAGGTTAAGATTCCCTATGAGACTGGCATGAATCCATATTCAGGACTGCTGGAACTGATGGAGAAGAAAGGCCTCATTGTACAGCAGGGCAACCGTCTCAAGTACATCGATTCCAACGGTGAAGAGCATCTTGAGTATCGCAAGCGCTGGACTGGCGAGATGCTGGACATGGTAATGGAAGATTTCTATCAACTACCAGAAGAAAAAGACGCAGACGAAGAAGACCTTCCTGTGGCAGAGCAACTAAATAGTGAGGAAGCACAAGAGGAGACCGGTACCTGATGGATGAGACTCACATTGCAGACATTTGGATGATGTTCAAAGAGTATATTGACAAGAAGCAGTTAGAAATAGCAGCAGAGCGTTACGTAGATCTGTTGGCTGATTATGGTGTAGAAGACGAAGAATTTAAAGCCGCAGCAGGATCAGACACAGTGCTAGACGATGCTATTTCTTACTATCTCGAATTAGACGAAGAACCAGACGAAGAGGACTACTAATGGGTTGGTACTCAGAAGTCTCGCGAAACATTTCCAAAATTCCTGAAGCAATTAGATTCTTTGAAGAAGAATTAGTTGCTGCTCGAGAAGAAGTAAAATTCACCGGCAACATTGAACGAGCAAGTGCTTCAATGCCTGGCACTGTAGAGCATCGTTTTAATCAGTTACAGGAAATTGAAGCGATACTGGAGTACCTTAATATTGAACTGCGTAGATTACGCAGTTCTTTTTTCCGTCAGTATCTTGAAAACTATCAGAGAGCGTTAAGCAGCCGTGATGTAGAAAAGTACGTAGACGGCGAAGCAGATGTTGTTGACTATGAAAAAATCATAAACGACTTTGCTCTTATAAGAAACAAGTGGTTAGGAGTTTTAAAAGCATTGGATCAGAAGCAGTGGCAAATTACCAACGTTGTAAAATTAAGAGTCGCCGGGATGGAAGATGCTACTTTATAAAAAAGAATAAAGTTATCTGTGCATCTTAAAAAATACAAATTTTAGAAAAGGAATAATGTTATGATGTGCGGATCAGGTAGAAATAAAGGCGGAAAAAGTACGGCAAAAAAAATACCAAAAGGTAGTGTTGGTATTGAAATTGGTGTATGGAAAGGTTTTACATCAGAAAAATTTGTCGAAAAAACAAAACATCTTCATCTTGTAGATAGTTGGTCTGTCATACCGTATGAAAAATCTGATGAACACGGCAATTACGAAAATTATATCTCAAGATATTCTAAAATGGTAGGATCAACTGACCCGGTTGATTTTCAAAAATTCTATGATGATATTTACGAGAGCGTTTGTAATAAGTTTAAGGATAAGGCAGTAACTATACACAGAATGACAAGCACCGAATTTTTTAGAACATTTGACCATGAAGTTGATTGGGTATATGTAGACGGAGATCATAGCTATTCTGGTTGTTTAGACGATTTGGAAAATGCTAAAAAAATTATTAAAAAAGGCGGCGCTATTTTTGGAGATGATTTTAATAAAGTAGAAAAACCAGGCGTTAAGAAAGCAGTAAACGAGTTTGTGCAGAAATATAATTTGCCATTAGAGATTTTTGCAGGTGATCAGTATCAAATAAACTTATGATAGATATAGTATGTTTTAAATGGCAAAAAAATAATAATGATTATTTGCTTTCCCATAGAGTAAAATATACTGCTCGACATGTTAATATTTTATACGAATCTATTAAGAAAAATACTACTGTGCCTATTAGATTTTCGTGTATCACTGACGATCCCAACGGCATACATCCTGATATCAGAATAATTCCTTTGTGGGATAAATGTAGAGAATTAGGCGGTTGCTTTAATCGTCTTTATCTATTTTCAAAAGATATGTCTGACATTATAGGAAAAAGATTTCTAGCAATAGATCTCGATTGTGTCATTGTTGACAATATAGATAATATTCTAGAAAAAAAAGAAGACTTTTGTATTAATAAGTTCGTCCCTCAGAAAAAAAAACAAAAAAAAATGTCTCAAGTTTATAATGGCGGCTTAATTTTAATGGATGCCGGAGCTAGAGAAGATGTGTGGAAAAAGTTTGATACCAGCATGTCCTTGAGCGATATTAATATTATTATTAAAAAAAATAATTTATTAGGATCAGATCAAGCTTGGATAAATTATATGTTGGGGCCAGACGAGTCAAAGTTCAAAGAATCAGATGGCATCTATTCTTATGTTCCGATTGTAAAAAAACAGGGATTGCCGACTGATGCTAAAATTATTTTATTTTCAGGAAAAGCAGATCCTAGTTCAGTAGAAAAAAATTGGATTAATCAATATTGGAAATAAAAAATGAATAATTTTTTAATATTATCCTGTGCTAATTCTAATAGATTTAATGCTAACATCAATCATCGAAATTACGCAGATAAATTTAGTGTAAATTATCAATTTGTTATCAAAACAGATGTGTCAAATCCTTTTTTTATAAAACCATTATGCGTTTCTCAAGCGCTATCACAGGGCTATACAGATATTTTGTGTATAGACGACGACGCATTCTTTATTAATAATGATTGGGACTTCAGAGAAATTTTTAAAAAATACAAAGAAGATTTAATTGTCACTAGAGGTAGGGCTAAAAAAAGTGGTACTACATTATTCAATGCCGGTGTTATGTTTATTAGAAATACCCAACCTATGAGGAAACTGTTTTCTAAGGTAACAAATTTATCTAACAAAGAGTATAGCGAAAATTGGCAATCTGAATGGGGACCATGTGTAGGAAATGAACAGCCAAGATTAATTTATCTGACACAAACTCTTTTTCCCGAATTAGTTAAAATTATAGACTACCCGGGCTTCAATACCTCAGAAATCGAATTCCACAAAAGAAAGCCTTGTACCAAAGAAAATCTTCCAATCGTACATATTACAGGGAAAAACAAAAAAGCTAAAATAGAAAGATTTATAAAAAATACCGGAATAAAATTACCCTAATGGCATTACATATTACCAAACACAAAACTGTTTTCGTTCACATTTCAAAAGCCGGAGGCACCAGCGTTACTAACTGGCTAAAACACAATTTTGAAGTTAACAAAATAGGACCTAAGCATTGTAGATTAGAAAGAGTTATTGCAAAAAATATTGATTTTGACTTCCACTTTACTATTGTGAGAAACCCGTTTGCGAGAGTACATAGCTGGTATTGGTATCATGTTCAAGGCGGTCAATTTGATAAAATACCAGATAAATGGCCTCATTGGAAAGAAGCAGCAGAAAAAGGTTTCACTCAATGGATATTAGATTCTTCTAGAGAAGGCAACACTAAATCTTCTATATGGT